CGTCGGCCGAGTCGATCTTGACGCCGAGTTCTGCAATGTTCATCGACTCACCTTGAATAGATGCCCGCGTTTACGGGCTGTTTTCTCTTTCCTCTGCCATGACGCGCAGGGCTTCGCCTTCCAGCACCTGAAGGTCTGGGAAGATTTCAGCGAGTTTCTTTTTCTTGATGCCGAGGAAACCGGCCACGTCGCGGATGCTGCTGTAGTCGAGACCAATTGCGCCGCCGGCGCCGACACGCCACTGAGTGGACATCCTGTTGAACAGGAGGAAAGCTGGCCAAAGGCACGGCCAAACTTCGAATTCCTCTTCGATGTCGTCAGCGTCCAACCCGAACGCGGCAAGTTGCTCCGCATTCGGAGGAGGCTCATACATGGCGCGGGCGGCGCGAATCAGTTTCCCGTACGGGCCTTGGCGTAGGCCGCTTGGTAGGCATTTACCACGGCCTCGGTTGCACCGTGGCAAGACGTCACCAGCGCCTTGATGCCCTCGTCGTCGAACTTGTCATCGAACTCCCAGCCAACAACCAGATCCTTGATCTGCTGCACTTGGTTTTCGGTGTCGACCGCAACGATCTGCGACATCGTAGGCTTGTCGCCGAACTGCTCAAGAGCTTCCTTGTGCCGTAGGTTCCACCCATCAAACAGCGCCGCCAGCTCAATCCGGTCCCGATACTTGAAAATGAATTCCACCTTCACCGGATCCTGGCCAACTACCGGTACCATCACCGCACAGGTGAATGTTGGCGCTTGCGCAATCTTGAACTTCGCCATGATCAGGTCCCGCCGCCAGCAGCAACCGGCGCGCGATACGCGGTGATTTCAGCGTTGATGGTGAAGCCAAAGGAAACGGCCGCACCTTCGTTGCGCACCAGCGTTGGGGTCTTGTTGAAGGATGCATAGCCTGCGTAGTAGATCGTCTTGCCGTTGGGCAGCGACATACGCAAGATGCGCACTTCCTTCTCTCGATCAGCCTTATCCAGCTCTTCGTACCAGGCCAGGCTGTCATCGTCAGCCAGCTGGAAAGCGAACGCCTGCGCGTTTTTGGTGGTAGGGATTTGTTTGTCGCGGCGCGCTTCGAGTGGTGCGTAAGTCCAGTATTGCTGCTCACCGCCGGACATGGAGTTGCCGATCACCTGGTTGACCGCTACCCAACCGGACACTTTCTTCGCGGTACCGCCGCTGATGCCATCGGGAAAGAAAGCGACGTTGGACGTGTCGCTGCGTTGGATACACGAACGGCGCGCTCGTTGATGTCCTCCCAACCGGAGGTGATCAGAAGGATGTCGCCATTGGCAAAGCCGTTTGCGGCACTGGTAGCGACACCCGGATTCGCGTTGCTGATCGCAGAAATCATTTTCGCGGCGGCGAATCCGCTGGAAATGGAAAGCGTCGCCCCGTTGGGGAAATAAACAGACATGGGTTTTCCTCTTTGCAGAAATGACGAAACCCGCTCAGAGGCGGGTTCAGGATTTGCCCAACGGGCGGGTTATGGCGTGGTGTCGGACCGGTATGAGAACGACAGCGGGACGGTGTAGGTTGAGTCGCCAGTGATGCCTGGGCCGACGTCTACAGGTGTCATGGGCGTAACTACGAAACCATTCTTCACCTCGCACGCATAAAGCGGAAATAACTCGATGATTTCGGCAGCGATGGGGTTGGTTTTTGCTTTACCGGTGCCGGCCGGGCAAATAATGCTGACCTGGAATACGCCGGTATACAGCCGGTGGTCTCCGCCGAGCGTGTTGCTGGCCGTGTCGCCCGGGATAGTGAACGCCCGCAGGTAAGTCTCGCCGGCCGCCGGCGTATAGGCCATGTTCTCAAAAACGATTTTCAGCTTCTCCGGCCTAGCAGCGTTCCAGGCGACCAGCTTTGCCTCGTAGATCGAAGCGATGATGGCATGACTCATACCTGGTTGTTCCTGATGGCCTCCAACACGATTTGCTGGAAGCGAGCCACGGTTACCCGAACCATTCCGCCGGGGGCCTGGGTCGAATGGCCGAACTCCAGCGGAATCGCATAGGGCAAGTTGTTGATGATGTAAGCCATCTGGCCAGCGGTGAAGTCACTCATTGCGGCGACCAGCGCGGCAGTGGTTTCGGCGCCGCTTGGGTCCACCTCGTCAAAGGTGACGCTTTCGACTACGCCGAGCGAGATGTGCCAGTTCGCACGGAACCGGCCACCGACGTAGCCTTCTGGCGCTTTGATGTCCATGCCGTCGTTGAGCTTGCGGCCTTTCTTGAGCCTGCCCCCCTTGGTCAGGTTGGCAGGGTCGCTGCGCAGCGCAGTGTTGTGTTCGTCGACAGCCTTGTTGTACTCGGTCGCCACTGCGTTCTGCGCCCAGATCTCCGGGTTACCCACGGGAGACATGCGGATCAGGCTGCTGCCGACCTCGATGATGATCTCGCGCACACTCGCGTCGATGGCTTCGCTGGTCTGGGCTGCAAACTCGGCAAGGCTCAGCGCAAAGCTACCGGACTGGCCGGCACCCGCCCGGCTCACGACCGCACCTGCAACTCATAGAGGATCGGCGTCCCGGCGGGATTCACCTCTTTCAACGGCGGCACGATGGACCAGGTGCGCCCCTGAATGATCACTTTGTCCAGCAGACCCGGAAGCCATTCCAGCCCCTGCGCGGCGATCTTCAGTTTCTTGTCGCCCTGCTTGATGAGGCTGTTGTTCTGGAATTCCTGACCGGTGAAGTCGAGAAGGATGCCTTGGGCGGTCTGCTCCACGGGCACGCTTGGAGCTTCGCCGCCGATATCTGGATCGTATTCGCCCGGCACCGTCTTGCTGATGGTCACGGGCTGGCCGAACTCTGTGATCATCTCCAGAGCCATCAGGGCCATTTCGTCATAGAAGGCCATGTTGGCTCCGTTTCAGCTATGCGCGCACGGCGAACAGACCGCGCTTCTGTAGGTAGTCAGCAAACTGCGTAGCGCTTGGCCGGTCCGGAGCCGCCGGCAACAGTCGGCCGCTAGTGTTCGGGATCGTCGCGTACTCGCGAGTTACCGCGCCCTCGACACGCTCCAGCGTTACCGCGCCTTTGCGTTTCTCGATCGGGTCGACGTCGTCGGCGTGGATCTCGGCAGCCAAAGCCATCTGGCCGTACTGGATCCGCGCTGGCAGGTAGTGGTCTGGCTTGATCTCGCGGTCCAGCTCTACGCCCCGGCGCGGCCAGCACAGCGCCTGCTCGCTGTTGGTCTTCCGCCCTTTCCACGTCATGCCATCCATTGCCAGCGCAGCCCGACGCAGCAACGCTTCCTGCGCTGGCACCTCCGCCGGGATGGTCACGCCAAACTTCACGGCGTACATGTCCAGGTCTTCGGCGGATGCGTAGCTTTCGGCGTCAGGCTTGCCGGTACCGTCCTCGATGATGAGAGTCATGAATCAGCTCGCTGTGGTGTTGGATGCCACGTTATCGGGCACCCGGATTGTTACGCCTGCTGCAGGTCAGCAACTGCCTTTTCCAGCGATTCTACCGAGGCATTCGCCCGATACGTCACGTTGGCGGCGTCGAGTTGCGCTTTGAGGTTCGCGATCTTCTCGGCATTGTCGACCGGTTCCGCTGCCGCCTTCAGGCGTTCGACTTCAGTGCGGAGAGATTCAACCTCGCCAGCCAAATTGTCGCGCTCACCCGTAAGGGTTTCGAACCCCTCATGAATGGCTTTCAGCGCACCGAACAGGCGGATTGGCAGTTCGCCGGCGCCAGGGTGTTCCAGATCGGACAGACCTTCAGCGGCGTCGATTAACAACACGATGCCGTCACGCTCCGCATTCAACTTGTCGATCAGCTCCTGCAGCGCAACGTGATCACTACTATCGGCGATCAGCAACACCGGCGCCGGCTCGACCTGCCGCACCGTCACCTCCGGCGCATCATCGGCCTCACCATCGCGATTTTCTGTGATGCTCGCGTCGATGATGCGCAGGCCGTGTTCCTTCGCCAGCGCCTTCACGTCTTCCCGGTACTGGTGAAACGGTCCGGGCAGATACCAGATTTTGTTACTCATGATTGCATCTCCGCCAAGCCAGGCACACGTCCCGGCTTGGACATCGCTGTGTTACTTGGAGGCGTCACCGATCAGAGCCACACCGGCGGTGTGCTTGATGCTGGTGGCGGTCTTGTCCCAGTTGGTACCGGTCGCCAGCTCAGCGTCGGTTGGCGATTTGCCGCCGGTGGTGGTATCCCAGGTGTAGCCCTTCAGGCCCAAGCCGAAGGTGTAATCGGTTTGGAGTGTGGTTTCGATGCGCTCTTTGCCGTTGGTGGTCTGGACGTTGCTGATGATGTCGCGGCCGTCGTGGACGAGCGCGGCGCCTTGCACCAGGGAGAGGATGATTTCCTTGTTCGGGGTGCCGGCCTGCATCAGCGCAGGGGCATCCGTCACAACGGAGATCTTGCCGAGGATGTCCACCACGCGAACGTTGCCAGCCTGGAACAGCTGCTGCTGGTTCGCCAGGTTCTGGCCGACCAGCTTGTGGTAGCTCGTGCCCTGCATCACCTGGGTGACCAAGTTCTGACTGGCGTCGCCGAACTTCGCATGCGCGTTGTTCAGGCCGGCGTAGCTGATGCCTGCGGTAGCCGACACATCGTTGACTGCGGCAGCCTGGGCGGTGATTGCTGCAACCAATGCAGCGATCGCGGTGTTCAACTGATCCTTCAAGAGGATTTCGGCGAACGCGCGGCTAGCGACTTCGATACCTTGGGCGGTTGGGCGCTCCAGCCAAGTCATCTGCGATGGTTCATAGCGGATCGGACCGAAGCCGCCGGCGACCTTCACCGAAGTGTTCTTCAGCTCGGTCAGGTCGGTGGCAGCAACGGCGGCGTTGGCGCTGTAGCGGTCCACGCGGCGCTGAGCAGCAGCGAGGGTCTGGAAAAACGACTCTTGGAGGAAGTCGCCAGTGAAGCCGTCCGGGGACAGCACGATAGCGCCGCGACTCGCAGCGTTGAAAGCGGCCAGGTACTGATCCAGCGTCTCGAGAGTCGCAGGCATGATGTACTGGTTGAAGACCTGCATTTGCGACAGGGACATGAGTTATTTCCTTACGATTGAGGGAGATCTGGGAACCGGCTTGCGATCGCAGCCGTGCGTTCCTCTTTGGTACCGCCGATTTTTCCTTTCGGGGCCCCGCCCCCACCACCTGCACCGCCGGCCCCGCCGCCCGATGCTTTACTGCCCGCGATCAGCGGCGCGAACGCCGCGTCATTCGCGATTTCTTCTTTCAGCTCGTCCAGCGTTGCCGCCGAGAGCTTGCCCTGTGCGTCGAGGACGACCACAACAGGCTTCCCATCGCGCTGCTCGACGCTCAGACGGCGTTCGATGTGCGGCAACAGGGCTTTCGCGCTGCCTTGCACTGCCAGTGCAGACGCGATGTCAGTAGCGGTACGACCGACAGTCAGATCCCGGATCTGCCCACTCAGCGTTCCACGCTCCTGCTCCAGTATGCCGTTCAGCTCAGCTTCGCGGCGGTTGTATTTCTCAGACCAGGAACGTTCGAGCTCTTCGACGTTGCCGGACTTGCGAGCGGCTTCTTCACGATCGAGGCGGGCCTGCTCCTCGGCGTCCTTGCGCGCCTTGTCTGCGGCCTTCTTCTCGTCCAGCAGTTCCTGAACCTTCGACTTCAGGCCGGATACGTCTTCTGGTTGCGGCAGACCTTCAATTCCGAGGACAAACTTTCCGTCCTTCTCGGTGTAGAGCGATTTAACGGAGTCATCGAGACCGTCCAAAGTGTCCAGCTGATATTTCAAACCCATTTGCTTGTCTCCCAGAGACGATTCGCAGGCCCTGCCCGCAGATATGAAAAAGCCCCGTCATTGACGAGGCCTGAGTGAAACGCGCGCATAAAAAAGCCCGCGCTGGGCGGGCTTGAATCAATGGAGCCTATTTCATCTTGATTTGACTCAGCTCATTGCTGAGACGGCTCACGATATAGTCCGGCAACGGGAACCTGAATGCCTTAAGTGGCGTTGACACTACAAGCGAAATCGCGCCTATGTCTCGTTTGCAGTGAACATGCACCCAAGACGCGATGTTCAGCATCAAATGGTCGCCGTAGCGAAAATGGGCGATCTCGCCAAATCCTAATACCGCTCGCTCCTCGCTTTCCTCGTCTAGGTCGTGCCCAAGAAGAAAGGTGCCGTACTTCGACGTCAGATACAGCCACTGACCGTTTACCTCAATCGGTAGACGACCGTAATTTACTATCGAGAATTGGTAGGACCCGGAGACGGAGACCGATAGATGCGGCAAGTCTTCTCGCCGCTGCCTATCTGCTAAATAAACCGCTATAGCCGCTGCCGCCAAAGCGCCCAAGCCAGAGACCCAGTCCCCTGCTGAGCCCATCAACTCTTTCAAGGATTTAGCTGGATTTTTCTCGGCAGCTACATCTAGGCTGATGACAACGCCTGCAGTAAATGCAATTGGTAACCCAAGAACCGCGATCAAAATCGCGGCGATCATCCATCTCATAGCAGCCCTCCTCCAGAAGGCTGCGGATTCTACCCGAGCGTAACCCTTTCGCCATTAAGCAGGCGCCCGACGTAAAGAAGCGCCTTGGTCCCGTCAGCTTACACCCGCTACTTAATGCCGGCCCGCTCGAAGGCCAAAGGCTCCAATGCCTTCATCTGTTCGAGTGTCAAAGGTGAAAAGTTACGATCGAGCTGCAGTTCGGCGAAGCGCTCAACGCTCAGGCCGCCTTCGCGAAACAGCTTCGCCCGCATCGGGCCAATTGCCTTGTCCTGAAACGCCGCTGGCTGCTGCTTGAGCCAGTCGTAGTAGCTGAGATCTGCCCTCACCTGCTGCGCACCACCATCGCCGATGGATGCCCGTGTGGCGCCCTCAGCGAACAGCGCGCTGAAGCGAGTCACCGCCACCACCGTCGACCGGCAGTTGATGTGGATCGGTGGCCTGGGTCCTTCGGTCAGCTTGAACCGGCGCTTATCCAGCGTCCGACACTGGCTGGTCGTCTTCGAATCCAGCGTGCTGACCCACTCCACCGACGGCACGACATCGGAGTTCGCTTTCAGCGTTTCCATGCGCGCCTGGGTGGCCACGTGCTGCACCGCCGTCCGAACAATCGAACCAGCGTTGCGGTTGGTCGTGGCCAGGATGCCGTCGTTGTACTTCAGCGCCTTCGTGCCGCGAATGTTCTTGATGATCTGGAAGTTGGTCTGGCCTTCGAAGAAGCCCTGCCGAATCGCGCCTGTGAGGCGTTGTCGCTCGGTGGCGGTGAAACCATCAATGAACGACTTGAGTAACTTGCCGCCGTCCGCACCACGCACGCTGAGCGGGTTGGTGAGGATTGCCGCCCTGATTGCAGCAGCGCCAGGCACAGCTGCATCGAACGAGACGCCAACCGGTGCCGCCCGGGTCAGGCTGGTCGCCTCGAACTCGGCCTCGTAATTGGCGATATCCACCAGATCAAGGTTCAGCTTCTCGCTGTACCGGTCGAAGATGCCCAGCAGCAGGCTGTCGACCTCGCTGAGCAGCCGCTCCAGACGCGCAACGGTGTAATCCGTCAGATCCGCCCGGGTCAGCCGCTCGCGGATCGAGCGTTCGATCTCCTTGAGGAATGGTGCGAACTTCGCCACCTCCCCCGACTTCAGCTGCTCAAGGAAGACGGCGTGCCGGATCGTGGCGTCAAGAATTGCTTGGTTTGCCGCCATTCGGAATCACCTCTGCGTCATCAAGGTCTGGCCCGGTGCTCTGCGATTCGAGTTCGTCCCGGATTTCATCGTCCGTCTTCTCAGGGTTGATCACGCCTCGATCGCGTAGGTACTGCCAGAAGTCGCCTTCAGGCAGCTTGCCGCCCTGCACCGCATTGAACAGTGCAGCTAGGATCGTCGCGTCCAAGGTGATCTGGCTGAAGTCTTGATTGAGCTTGTAGACCACTTCGCCGGAGGCGTTCACGAACTCAGCCATCCATTCAAGGCACTGGGTGTAGGCCTCGCTGACGTTACTGACCACCAGCGACAGGACGCTGTGTTCAGCGGCGCTGTCGTTGTCGGCTTGGGTGGCGGTCTTCACTGCGCTACCACGCTCAATGAGCCGCGCGCCGAGCGACACCATGTCCTGCTTCTTGGTTTCCATGGCCTCCTTAGCCACCGTATTCGGCTGAGCCTGCCAAACCCCGCAGGTGCCGTTTACTGGAAGCAGCCAAGGCGCACGGGAGCCGAGGAATATCCCGTTCTTCTCCATGTGATCGCGCCACTGCTCATCGAGACCAGCCATCCACGGCTGAGGCTGGCCGACCAAGTAGGCGGCTTCTTCGTAGTCCGCACTGTTGCGGTAATGGCCAATGTTCACCTCGGCCATGTCGTACAGCGGCGCGTCGTCGATCGTGGTGTCGTTGTTCTCGCTGCCAACGAATTGGAACGGGATCACTTGCCACGGTCGACCCAGGCCATTGAGCGGGGTGAATGGCGCGACAACCTGAGCGGTATTGCTTGCCCCCTCCTCCCAGACTTCCTGCGTGTACTGGCCGGAGACATCGAGGCGCAATACCCGATATTGCACGACCTGCTCGCTACCGAAACCATCGTCCGTATCGACGTCGACCGTCTCGCGCAGCACGACGAGGCTCAGCAGGTGCTGGCCGCCGACTTGGCGAGTCTTCCAGTTGATAATCGACTCGGCGGTGTAGCTCGCGATGTTCGCTCGGGCACGGCCGGAAAGCTCGTCCGCCTTGCTGACCGTGCCCGCCTCGACCGCGGCGTAATCGACCAGCAGCCCATGGCGACCCACTTCGAGCAGGTGCCCGATCACCGACTGGGATTGTTGGTAGACGCTGACACCCTGTCCGTCGACGTCCTTGGCCACGTAATCGAGCGCGCCGGGAACAGTCAGGGTTGGCCAGGTGCGGAATACTGCACCGACCAGGCTGTGCTTGGTACGCCCCGTAGCGTTGTAGAACACTGCACGCTTCTTGTACGCCTCGTAGCGCTGCTTGTTGTCCTCGCTGGTGTCGGCCGCGTTCGGCCTCGGAAGGTAACGGTCGCCGGCAGCCTTGATGGTTTCCGACCCTTTGCAGACGTCGCGCACCAAGCGCCAGCGGTACTGTGCCGCCTTGTACTCGGGACGAGTAAAAGTGACGTCCGTCATCGGGCGACTCCCATTTTCATTGAGGTGACCGGTTTAACGATCGGGTACTCGCGGTGAATGAAGTAACCGCCGCCGTCGTTGGCGTGGTCGTTTCCCTGGCTCTTGTCTGGTTCGCCGTTGGGCGCCCAGATCTGCTGTTCCAGGCCATCGGCGTACGTCGGGCATGTGAACGGGTTCACCAGGTAACGCCGCTCGCCCTGCGCGTTGCAGAACATGGCGTTCATGGCGTTGATCCGATCCTTCACCGGCGGGTTGGCCGCCGGCGCGATGACTGTAAAACCCGCCTGCTTGAGCATGGCGATATCGGTGAGGCTGGCATTGACTGACTTGCGCGAATCGCCGGAGGCGTCCGGGTAGATCCGGATCTCGCAGGTCTTCTTGTAGTCGTTGCCGGTGTGTTCCCAGTAGCGCTCTTTGATGCGGCGGATCATGTCCGGCGTGTCATAGCCATCCATCAACTCGTCCACGGCGCGCGGCAGGCCCTGCTCACGTTTGACGTGGGTGATCGCCGCCATCTTGCCGACGTTGAAGTCCATGCCGATAAACAGCGGCTCACCAGGCTGCACAGTGTCGAAGCACTGGTTCAGCTTGCGGTCGTAGGCGTGGTAGATCGACCCGGAAGTCAGGTTGACGAACTGGCCGTTCAGGTACGCGCGGATCAATTGCTCGGGGTACGACTCCATCAGCGATGCGATGTAGTCGTCAGGCAGGTTTAGCTCGTTGTCGAAGGTGCTGGCCTGGATCAGCCCATACATTTCCTTCAGCGCCGGTTTGTCGCGCAACTGCTTCACGAACTGAAGAAAGACGAACTTGAAGCCTTCCGGCGTCGTGGTCACGTCCACGCCGTTTTTCAGCCCAGGGATGTTGTAACGCATTCGGGCAATAATCTTGCGCCAAGCCTGCTGCGCCTTGATCGACGTCAACACGTCCAACTCATCGACCAGAGCGTGACCGATCTTGAAGCCCACAATGGTCTGTGGCTTCTCCATCGACCTGCAAATCACAGTGCCGCGATACTGCCGGCCGCTGTAGATGTGAACCTCATGGTTCGCCTGGTTGATCTTGGTCTTCAACCCCCAGTCGTAGGCCACCTCTTCCATTGTTGGATAGAAGATGTCGCGGATCTGCGGGTAGGTCGGCGCGAAGTAACCAGCGTTGACGCCGGGCCACTCCATGAAATGCTTGCTGAGCGCCGAGCATCCAACCCAGGTTTTCCCGGAGCCAAAGCCGGCAACGAAGGCGCGAAACTTGTGGGGCAACAGGAGGAACTGCGACTGCGGAACGTTAAGGCTCGGCATTCGGCTTCCTCGCATCCACTACGTCGACCTGAATGCGAGTCGGGATTGCCGGTTCGTCGTCGGGCTCATCCTTCCGGTGGCGATTGACGTAGACGTCGCCGACTTCCTTCGCTGCCTGCTCGAGGATCTGCATGGCCAGACCGATGTTCTTCAGCGACTCGGCCCGCTCGACAAAACGGTTCATGGCGCGCAAACGGTAAGCACGATTCGCGATCGGGATTTCGGCCGTCTCTTCGCGGAAGCGCTTGCGGGTATCTTCAAACACCGCTTTCCACTTTACGCCAAGATCACGGCCAGCGTGTTTCGTTGGGTCGTACTGCTCGCACTGCTGGCGAGACACCTCGACGCCGAATGTTTCCTTGACCGCCTGCACTACCTGAGTCGGTGTATCAAAGCAGGCCAACGCCTGCACAATGAAGCGCTTCACCTCATCTTTCAGGGCTGCCATATGGGTTTATTCCGTCAAGGTCCTGTCAAGGATCAGGCCGACTTGAGCAGACAGGTTCCGCAGGCCCTCGATATGTTCATTTTCCCCACCTCAGCAGGATTGTTTGCAGCGTCCACCAGCTCTTGAACCGCCGGGCTCGCACCGTAGCGGCGCACCACACCGACGAACTCTTCAACGTCGTGTCCGCGCATCTCAAGCTTGGGTAATCCGTCTTGGGTAAATGCTGGCTGACCGTACTTATCGGTCGCTTGGGCTATGTGATACAGCTCGTGTTCGACCAGGGCACAGAAGTCAGCGTCGGAGCACTCGGCGCAGTAGTCGGCAGCCAGGGTGATGATGTAAGCCGGCACGTCACCGAACCAATCCAGCATTTGCTGTTCCATCCGGGCTTTCTGCCAGCCACCGGCGCGGAACGCTACCTGTTCGGCTTGACCAACTACCGTCCGCCCCTTCTTCGTGAAGGCAGCAGACGCCCACATCACACGAATGTCCGCATCACTCAGATGGGCATGGTCTTCGTTGTGGATGCTTCCGGTGTCAGCGAGGATCTCTGCTTGGAGCCATTGCCATACTTCAGGAGCAGGCATGAGGCGAATACCGAAG